TCTATATCTGCCATTTTCTTACACCGTCACTTGTTGGTATATGTGAGTGTCAGGTTCGCTAACTCTAAGGAAATACTCATAGAAAATATTGTTGTACTCTTTATTTCCCATTGTCAGTACAACAACCCAAACTCCTACCATATCCGGGTTTAGACGGTACGTTGCAGCTCCTGTCGTGATATCTGTAGGAGCTATAAAGTCTGCCGTCTTTACTGCACCACCAGGCTCCAAAATACCGTCAAGGTACGTAGACGAGCCATCAGGTCTTTTGATGGATACGTCAAAATCTGTATTTTGGTAACCGGATACCGTTGCTGGCAGTATCCAGTTAACTTCTATTTCAGTGTTGATTACAAACATTATAATTTTACCATTGTAGCTACGTCAAATTTCATAAAAATTCATCTTTAACAACGTAGGCCTCTACGGAAACTGTTTTTCCAATATCTGCAGAACTATACCTTATAACTCCACCCGTATTAAACAAAGCGTAGTTACCAGCCTGTAAAGCAGTATCGGTATCATTAGTTCCTATGTTAACCGCTTCTACTCCGTCTATAAAAACCTTAGTCGGGTCAGGATCAGTTATTCGGTAAAGAGGATCAAATACTCCTGTATCTACCCCATTACCAATATAGGTGTAATAGTCTGGGTTGGTTTCATCCAAAGAATAATACTGCACAAGTTCAAGACCGTAATTACTTCTTGGAACACACGCCATATCAAAATAGTAATCTACCAGGGGAACAGTTCCTATTGCTGGAGACTCATACAAGGTAACCCAACCAGGAGATTCAGTAGTAGAATACTGATAAACCATTATTCCGCTGTTAAGCAAAATTATCCTAAATACGCTGTTATTTGTGTTGTCGTAAGGAATATCTTCAACAAACGCCCTTTCTATTCCAGACTCGATAACAGCTACTCTCATACGATAATCGCCAGGGCTGCCAACAGCTTCGCTGTCAGTAAAAAAAGCATACTGTATTGTTGCAGGGTCCAGCAATGTTCCTAAAACACTACTGTCACTTAACCCTATGTATGACTGTTGAGGGTATCTACCGTCGCTATAAATAGTAAACTGAAAAGCTCCCTGAACATTACTGTAATCTCCAAAAATTGTGTTATTAGGAAGAAAGGAAACTGCACTTCCACTGAGTACAGGAGCAGCAGACCTTATACGACCGGTGTAGTTACCAGTTAAACCATTACCTGTTCCAAGTACCTTTCCTGCAAGAGCGTCAGTATTCATGTTTGATTTATCAACAAAATCTGCATCATCTTGCGGGATAAAAGTTGTAAAGGCATTAGATACTTTAAGATCTGCTGGGAGAGTTGCTGATTCAATATCCGTAACAACCTCTACTTCTTTTATGTATCTAGTCCATTCCGCATTAAACGATGTTGAGCCGTCCAGAAATACGCCATCTACCATAGTAAATGTGTAGTGATCGCTGTCGAGCAAAGGTGATACTCCAGCTTTGTCATCAAAGCTTACTGTAATCCCTTCAATTATTTCTTCTAAACCAGCATGAGTAGGTTTAGCTCCATGGTGTCCTTTAACCCACTGAATGCCATCCCAACCATATTCAGGAAGTGTTAAGTGACAAATTCCAGGATATAGAGAATAGTCTCTTTCTTGTATTCTTCTGGGAGCCACTGAAATCATATTCCAATGGTTAAGGTTAATACCTCTAACAATATCCGTATTGGATGCCCAAGTATCAGTATTATACGATCTGTAAAGACATAGACCATCTCTTAAATACAGCTCACCATCACCAAGACCACTAGGCATAGGGCATGTTTCTACCGCTGAATGATCTGCTTTTACTAGGATAGAACAAGAAATAAGACCTGATCCTGAAGGATCTCCACCATTTTGGTCTGAATTAGCAACATAAAATATTGCGTCATCTCCATCTTTATCTATTACATAATTAGTATGTAAACATTTATTTTGGGCTGAACCAGAAACGTTGCTAAAACCCACTCCTTCAAATGGGTAGTTAACAGGCCTTCCGTCAAGATCTCCTGCACTTATGCAATTCCACTGACTTTGGTTAGGTGAGCAAACTAAAGCATCTGCAAAATAGTAGTTGTGGTCAGTTAAGTAGTACCCCCAGTGGCAATTCTGCATTTGAGATACGTCTTTTCTTCTCAGTACACTGCCTACAGGCGTAGCGGTAGCAGTAGCCTGGTTCCACCAAGTATGAAGAACGTCTTGGTCTGTACCATTCCAAATTTCATTGTAGTGAATAACAGCCAGCTGGCCTCCTGCTGCGTTTTTATCTGCCTGCAGACCTACTACCAATTCAGGAGTAGTTGTTAGAGTAACGTCATTAAAACCTGCACCTACCCAAGTCAATCCATCATCATCTGAATAGTAAATATCAGGTGTTGTAGTATGTCCGAAGAATGCCCAAATTCTTCCTGCATTGCCTTCACATACTCCATAACAGCCGGTGGTTCCAACCAGTGAAGAGACATTAGAATCGATTACCGTAAGAGTATCTAAGGCAGCGTTAAACTTATAAAGACCTGTGTTACCACAAGCAATATAGATTTCTTTGCCAGAAGTAACACACCTTTGCCTAATATCAGTAGGCAAGAAAGTAGGAATTACTTTTCCATCATAAACTTTGGTGTTGTCGAATGCTTGAGTTTCACCTGTCAAAATTTCAGTTATGCAAAAAGAGTCTACCCATACAAACATGACTTTTGTTGTGCCAGGTTCATACTCGAAAGCTACGCTCATAGCAGAAGAATCGTAATTATCTCCCGCACCAAGAAACTGATATGAGTATGGTCCTGGAATTGAATAGTCATCTCTGCATATAGGAAAGCCGTCTGTTATGTGAGAATTAAGCTGAGAGGTAAAAGGAAGTGTTTCTCCTACCCACCCAAAACTATTTCCACTAAATCCTAATGTTTTTTGCTGAACAAATTTGTATTCGCTTACTCCTATTACACCAGAAGTAACAATATCTATTTGATAAAATTCCGGTACATCAGGATCAGTCCAGTTATCACCGTTTACGTTTATAGATCCAAGACCAAGCTGACTATCTGTAGGACTGTAGAAAGGTCCAGTAGAAGTACTTCTGTGACCAAAAATTCCTTGTACTGGAGACCCGTCTAAACTTTTTATTCTTTGATTAAGAAAATTGTAATAGTGGGGAGCCATCCAAGTAATAACATAGCCTACGTTTTCTGCAGGTACAAGAGTAAGTCCATACCAACTTTTGTAGTACGTACTGCTCCATGATCCATAGCTGTTAGCATTAGTCTCATCACAATACATACTAGAGGCTTGGTATGTATCAAACTCTCTAAAATTTAGTTTACTAAACGCAGAACGTGTTGGGTATGCCCTGTTACTAACTGGGTAATGCCAATATATATTAGTAGCTTCATAAAAATCTATTAAGCTATTGGCTATACACCTTTCTTCATGAGGACTAAAAGAAACGTCTAAAATTCCTTTTGAACCTCTTGGCAATTTTGGGGATTTAACGGCTTGCAGCCTGTAGTATACGTCCAAAGTTTCTAACGGAGTTTGTATAAGAGTTTCACTTAACCATACAACTGCACAAGGAGAGTTTGCTTCACCATAGTTTGTGTTTAAACAAACACCTATTGTGTTTATTTCTGTATCTACTGATGGTGGAACAAATCTTTTTGCTATCTGTCTTAGATTAACATTAGGAATAATATCTACAGTATTTTCTACTGCTGGAACTCCTACTATACCTACTCCAGACCTTGCTTGAGTTATTTTTCTATCTGTCCAGCCAGTAGTTTGACGACCTATATTTACAGGACTGATAAAAATCTCATCATAAAAATCGTTTTGACTGTTATTTTCTACAAGATACCTTAAAAATTCATCTTGAATATGATTTTCAGACTCAACAGTTTTTGTTATTTCTCCAGTTTCAATATTTCTTAAAACTGCAACAATGTCGCCTTTCATTTTCATTAGGTGCTACCTACATTCGAGGGGTTAAGCCTTACCAAGTTATATAACTTAATACCCGTACCGGATTTGTTTGTAAACAAACTTGTGTTGTCAAAAGCAGGATCTTCATCAGAGTTAAAACTAATATTTTCGTACCGTACAAGGTTATTAGTTTTTAATGAAGTTCCACTAGAAATATTGTAGATAGTTGTACTTTCCGATTTTGCGAAGGTAAATCTTTTTAAGTCATAAGCTTTTAAAGAAGTTCCACTTTTGCTAATGAGCAGTACATCATCAGTGCCTGAAGTTTTAACAGAGATGCCTGCAGGCTCCATAAATATAGTTGGAGACCTGTAGCTTTTGGTTCTTCCATTTTCGTACTCTATTTCTACGCTATAAGACCCTTCAGGAACAACAAAAAAAGTAGGTATAACACCATCTACAACAAACTCTTCTGTAATAAGTTCTGGATGAACGTAGCTTATTACACCTACAGCTCCCCACAATTGAATTTTTGTAGCATTTCCAGCTAAACCAGAAATAGAAGTAGGATCAAAAGATATTCCGTAGCCTGACTCAATAGCTATATCTGGTATAAATATTCCTTGAACAGGAGGAAGTGTTGTACCTGTTTCAAATCTTAAATTTGGTATTGTTTGCGGTATGAAGCCTATTTTTGAAGAAACGCCGTTAACACTTTTCTGTATAGAAGTAGGTGTTTTATAAAAAGTTATGTCTTCTGTTTGTTCTCTGTTTGTGTCTCTATCCAAGTAAACTCTGTAAGTCTTGTCACTGCTGTCACCGTCTACGTAAGATGTTTTTAACGTATCGGTAGAAGAGAGATTTGTTATCTCACCTGCAGTTTGTACCCACTCAATTTTTACGTTTCTCAGATTGGTTACGTCATTTAAAATAGCTTCTATGTTTACCGTGTTGCCAACCACGTTGGTTAAATTAAAAGTGTCTTTTCCTGCAGTAAGAAGTTTTACTCTTCTACGTTTTTGGGCAGTTCCGACGTATAGTGGCATATCACAACACTGTGCAAGGGACGATTATGCAACATCCTACCAAGTTTACGGCTATGTCTCTAATACGTGCGTCAGCTGTTCCAACGCCTACAAATATTTGAAGTTTGTCACCTGGAACAATAAGTGTAGGGTCTATAGTTATCACCCCTGTATAAGACTCAGTAGCAAACACAATTGTGCCAATTTCAATGTTATCTTTTCTGATGGAGAGCGTTAAATCAAAGAATTGTGCAGTATCTTCACATACTGCTCTGGAACCTGGAGCATTCATAGCAAGGCTTATGGATCTCGAAGCTACGAAGCTGCCGTAGAGTTCACCAGGGACTACATAGCCTTGCAGGTAGTAGCTGATGTCATACGGTGCTGGCTTGCCTATGTCGTCCGAATAAGGGGATGTTACGGTCGTGTTGTCAAACACGTACATCTCTACCTTAGAAAGAATGGTGTATTGGTTTGCTGTTCCTGAAACTAAACGGATACGCCAAAACCCCTCCAGTGAGGGCGTTATGACGTATTTTACAGTACCGTTAGTGTTAGCCGTTGGAGGCGTATAGTCCTGGGCAGCTATAGCACTCTCTGTATAAGAGGTGCTTCCATTAGGGTCAATGATTAGAAGATCAAGATCCCCAAGAATAGGAGGGGATACTGTTGCCAGTATTTCCCATTCAATCGTCGTAGCTTTCCCTAATAGGTACACAGGCGGTTACTCTCCAGTTTGTTGACGAGCGTAGCTTATAGCAAACTTCTTTACAGATACAGGAACCTTGTTTCCTGTACGTTTGCCAGAAACAATTTCGTCTTTGTGCAGAGTAATCCGAGTACTTTCTGCGATATCAATAAGAGCCTTTTCAAGCTCTACAGGCACATCAAGAGGAACAATTTTTGATAGGCCGAAATGTTGGTTTTCAAAGCTCAACTGAACGGTTGTCATCACGTCATTTTCACGACTGTCTTTGTTGGTCAGTGTGACAATGTGAGTCTTGAATGCTTTTTTACGAGCTTCTGCAATTTTTCGGCGCATTAGCATTCTTTTGGATGGCATACGGTCGCTGTTGCTGATCTCAGTTTTCTTCATGGATTCTTGAAGTTCTGCTACTGCTTGAGCTTCTTCTTTAGCAGCTTTTTCTTTAGCAGCCTTTTCACTTTCTTCAAATTTCATTTCTTCTTCTGTAAGCTCGTCGTCATTCAAATTTTGGTTTTCATCATGGCCTTCTTCCAAAGCAGCATCTACCAACTTGGATAGCTTTTCACTTGGGATATTCTTTGGGAAATCCAGACCTAGTTTTTCGGCTTGTTTAATCAGTTCATCGCGGTCAGACATATTAAATCCTGAAAGGTTGTTTAACGGTTAATATGGACACCCCCGAAGAGGTGTCCATCACTGCTGTAGCAGACTACTGCTCAATTACTGAGAAGCGGCTACCATCATCTTCATGAGGCGTTCTTCACGCAGAATGATACCTGCATACCACATGTTGTAGCTGAAGAAGCCTACAGTGCCGAATGGGTTGTCAAGAGCAATTTTCGATGGTGCTTGAGAATTGAACTTGATCTTGCCATGACCTTTCAGACCTACAGTTGCAAAAGCACCTTTAGTCGGGAACAGGATGGGGAATACGTCAAAACGCTCTTCAGTGTTGGCGTAATCCGAAGTTCCGGTAAAGGCGTTCATTGAAGCTGCAGAGGTTGCATCCAGAACAGTAGTAGACAAGCTACCAGCGTATCCAACAGGTACAGCAGCACCAGCACCACGGTACACAACAGCAGTCTCAGACTCGATGAAGCGCACATCACCCATTGCGCCAACTTCGCCTTCAGCCAGGTTAGTAGCAGCACTGTATTTGTACGCCGGAACGTAGGCAAATTCAGTGGTACCATTTTCAGCTACGGTTCCACGAATAACATTTTCCAGGTCAAACTTCACTTCCGGACCGACAATGGCGTAGAACGCCTTGTTGACCGTTCGAGTATCAATTTTAGTGGAACCTGAGACAATGCTTGTGTTCTTTTCAGCACGGTTACGAACCAGCTTACGGACACCCTTACGGATGAGGTCGTAGTTGATTTGAGCCAGGAAGTCATCAGTGTCATCAACCGCTGTTACTTCATCAGCAACAGTGGACAGAGAAGTACCAAGACCTGCGTACATAACAGTGGTGGTTGCCAGCATGTCCAACTGAATCAAATCTTCAGCTCGCATGTTAGCCAGTTTACCCAACTCTTCGCGGTAATGAACCTGAACCATGTCTTCAGCAAACATTTCAACTTCGTCGGTGTAATCGATCATTTCACCGTAGCGAGAGAAAGTAGTATCGATAGTTACTTTCTTAATTGAGCGTTTGTTGGTTGCTCCAGAGCCTTCAGTCAATGATGCGCCTGTACCATCAGTGGCAGTGAGACCTTCAGAAACATCAGCGATGTTACGGGCGGTCAGGTAGCCTTTGGTGGCAAAGTCACCATCAGTTACTTCACGGTCATAGATGTGCAACCATTTGGAGACCTTGTACGTCATACCACGCTTAAGCGGCATAGAACGTCGGTCGGAAAACTGTGCGTACACAGCCTGGGCGTTAGCGGCTTTTACACCAGCTTTGTCGTAATAGTGAATAATAGTGTTCTGTCCGTGCGTACTCGCACCGGAAGGTCCACCGTAAACATTGTCAGCCATCGTTTAATTCCTCAGTTTTTCGACATCAGTTTTTTGTACCAATCGTCGAAATGCTCATCGTTGTCATCTTCAAGGTAATCGGTAACGCCTTTTTTATCAGCGCGTGTCCGAGTAGATGCAGCTGCACGTTTTCTTTGAGCTTCTGATGATGCCTGACCAGACTTGTCCACCATTTCTTGTGTCTGACTGTTAGCTTCATCGACAGAACTCTTTGCAGAGTTTTCCGCCTGGCTAACTTGCTGACCTGCAAGCATGTAGTATTCAATGTCTGACTTGGAATTTCCATCTAGCACTTTCATTTTTGCTGCTACGGGCATAACTTTTTCGTAAAGGCCGCTCTTAATATCGTTATGAAGTCCTGAAATCATATCAGGATTTTTCGAGAACTCACTTCGAGAGGCCGAATCCCACTTATTTTGAATAACGTCTACAGTTGTCACGTACTCAGGATCAGAGCTAATTTTGCTGGTTACTTCTTCAATTCTCTGCTGATATTCCGATTTTCCGTACTGGGTAGGGCTGTAGTCTTCTGTTGCAGAATCCCCGTCAATATCCAGTGGGTCGATATTGTGGGTCTTCATCAAACTTTGAATTGCGTCTTTGTTGCCTTTTAGAGCATCAATTGCAGTATTGAATTGGCTTTCTGTGATGCCTTCCTCTTCCATTGCAGAGATCATTTTCCGATACGGAGCGATCTTCTGCATTTTCTGAGTGTAATTCATCGCTTTGCCAAATACGGTTCCAAACTGATCAAAAATTTCGTCTTCAGTGAACTCGTATTCTTTGCCGTCAGCACTGTACTTTCGTACTTTTGAACTTACGGCTTTGTCTTCTGCTTCACCATCTTCAGATTTATCACCACCTTCAGCGTCAGAATCAGATTTCGTTTTACTGTCATCGAAAACTTTTTCACTATCCGAAGATTCTTTATCTACTGTGCCTTCTTCTGCTTTTTCAGATTCTCCAGGCTCCGGAATTTCGTCAGCTAGTTCATCTTCAACACCGCTTTTGTCACTGGCTTCCTGCACGGATTCCTGCAGGCTTTCCATGTTTTCTTCAGTGCTGTCTTTAGAATTTCGACGAATTTCGTAAATAGCTTCAATGGGATCTTTGTCGTCATTGAAAACATCTTCTTCAGTGACGGTTGGCTGAACCATTAGTGAACTCCATTTTCTGATGCTTCTTGAGCAGCAAGCTCAGCTTCTTCAGAGTCACTAAGGATTGGCTCTATTGCAGCACGGTGCATTTGATCAATAGTCATAAAGAAGAACTGAAGGTTACTAATAGCAACCAAGTCTTCCATAACATCCCCACGCTCACCGCGCTTTTTAATTACAGGCATAGATAAAAGGCTTACAGAATCTAAAGCCTTATCTTTAAAATAACCTTCAAGAATAACTTTTTTAAAATCTGAGTTATCTTTTAAACGGTTAAGAGCTTGTCCCATATCAACGTAATGTTCAATTTCAGTTGTTTCCAATTCTACACTTTCGTTTTGGTTGCTCATTTATGAGTCCTGTTAATTTTAATGTTTATAAGTTTTTCAACGAATTTAATGTTATAGCAATGATTACTGCTTGGTCAACTGCTTTACGTATTCTATTTCTCTTTTAGATTCACGATCAGATTGTTTTCCAGCTAAAGAGCTGGTTCTGTCATGATCTTTTTTCTGCATTTCTTCCTGGAATACTTTGCCGTCAGCTGTACGTGTAAAATCCAAATCTTTAAGATCTGTATCAGATTGTATGTTTCCAGCTTTAGCTTGATCAAGTAATGCCTTGGCTGATTTAACTTGAATATCTACAGCATTTTCTCTAGCTCGTGAATTACGCTCTTCAATCTCAGAGATAAGCTTCTGCATTTCAAGTTCTTTCATTTTCTCAATATAAGGATCAGGTTGTGGCTGATACTCTTCAAGCTGTTTAGCAAGATCAGGCATTTTGTGCAACTTGGCAATTTGAGACATAAGTAAGTTCTTCATGCCTGTATCCATGCCTTGCCCAAGTGTTTGAAGCAAGAAAGAAAGCTCTTGGCCTTTTGCAGAATTGTCCTCAGCTGTGCTTACTTCAATTTCAATATCTACCAAACCTTTTAAATCATCACGTTTGATAGGTACAAACTCATCGTTAGTCATTCGTACAACTTCTTCTTCTTTTAGAAATTCAGAGTTGTACTCCATCCATTTTCGCATCAATGGCTTAATTAGATTTTCAGCAATGTTTCTAACGATATCCAAACGCCTGACGGATACTGCATCTAGGGCTCCCCGAGCTGATGTAGCAGTGCTTCCCAAGCCAGCTCCGCTAATGCCACCACTAAAGGCTTTAATGCCTAACATGCTTTCAGATTCGTTGTTAACCATTTCAAGAACGCTAAAAACGCTGTTCGGTATTTGGTTATAGCTTCCTTCATAAAAATCGTTTTGAGCGCCGTTGTACTCAAAATTACTACCATTAAGAAACCGCTTCATATTTCTCGTGTCTAAAGCACCTTTACGAACGCCCTTCTGAGCGTTGTTAGAACCTGCCATGTTATCCAGGATTCCACGCTTAATGGCTGTGGTGATCTTCTGGTTATCGCTTATAAGCTCTACACTGGCTTCGCCATGAATTTTAAAAGGTGTTGGATTGTTTTTCAGTAAAAGAAAAGGCAAACCCTGACCCGGCATTGGATTAGATTCAAGCTGGATAAGTGTATCGCCAACCCAGGTTGCTACAATAGGTTCAGCAATACCGGTATTTTCAATATCGTAAACACCCCAGTATTCATAAACCAAAACTTTTTTACGTGCAACGTCTTGGAATCTGAACTCTGTATCATCTTCAGGATCGTAGTCAGGGCTTTCACCTTCCAACATGGACATGGCAAGCTTCTTCAAGTTTTTGTACTTGCCTGCTTTGCGGAGGGTACTCATGTCCGATTCAAATCTGTGAGATACGAAGTTGGCTTTTTTCAGATCACCGAAGCATGTTGGGTCAATGTAGATGTCTTCTAATCGGCAAATAGTTGCATCAGGCTGATTGACCAGTATTTTAATCTGTTCTATTTCCTGCTCACCTACTTGCTGAGGAATACCATCTACTAGTCCCATAATAGGCATCATAACTTTTTCTTTTTCGTCTTCGTAATTCCAACCTGTCTTAACTACTACCGTGCCTTCTGAATAGTGGAGCTTTATTACGTCTGTTATAAACTGGTACCTTGGAAACTGTCTGGCAAACTGGTTATTCAGAATAATCTGATTTTGCTCAGCAGCTGCACGATCTTCAAAAGTGACAGGGTTGCATTTAACAATGTCAGCAGTAGATACGAAAGGATCTTTTACACTGGCATGTTGCCATTCATCCTGACGTTTTATGTCCCTGGAAACCAGGCTTGATTTTCCCTTCTGCTCATTTCCATAAGGTTCTCCGTTATACTCTTTTCTCCACTTTTCAATGCTGGCTACAACCTCCAGACGCAAACTGTCGGCAGATGATATATCGGCTTTGAAAGCTTTTAAAAGATCTTGTTTGCTCAATTTTTTAGATTCGTCATTCATTACTGAGCCCTATAGATTATCGTGTACTTCAAAATTGCCGATAGACGAATAGCCATTCCAGTTAGATGATATAACGTGGCTTTGGACGTAATACGTACCTTCTACGTTAATATCATCAACTTCTGTGATTATGTACATTTTACCATCATAGCCATCTGTGGATAAGATACCAGCTTTTGATACTGTAGTGTTGTCTGGACGCTTTAACGATACAGTTAAAGTTGTGGCAGAAGATAGGTTTGCAGGTATATCGGTATTGGTATCGTTATCGAACTCCTGTATCACCACTTCTATTTTTGCTCCGATTGATCCCACCTGTAAGGTTTCTTCTCTCATTTTTTTAGTCCATATTTAAAGTGGTGCTTATATTTCTGCTCTCATACAACTTATGGAATATTTTTTTGGTGACGTTTAAATTTAACTGAACGTCTACTTTAAAATCTGGAATGATTGTACCAGACAACGCTGCTACGGTACGTGCTTCAATACTGACTGCGTTTAGTATGTGAAGCTGTTCTAATATACCGCTGTCACTAACTGGTGTAGATATTACACCATTAGTATTCAAAGTGTGAACTTGTGACAGTACAGGTACTGTTATTTCGCTTATAGAATCTACGCTATCAGATAGTAGATAAATACTGGCTGACATAGTTGGTTCTGTAAGCGTTGACTCAGAATTTAAACTTTCTGCTGCAAGTGAATGTTTTTGTAATATTACAATTTCTGTCGTAGTGCTTACTGATTCAATACCGTCTGCAATAAGTGCGTAACTACCTTCTGTTACGGCTAAGGTTGCTGTAACTACTGTGGCAGCAGCTTCAATACTGTTCGCTGTAAACGTATAGTTTTGAAATATAGACGATGAAGTAACATCAGAATTTGAGCTTATACCCTGGCTTAAAATTGCATGTTTTTGAGAAACGGTAGGTGTGCTGGTTTCAGCTGAAGACTTTATGCTGTCTGCATCTAAAAAGTCTTTGCCTTCAGTTACAATATTGGCGTTTTCTGTACTTGATACAGAATTAACCCCACCGGCTACCAGGTAATTAACTTGAGCAATAACCGCTGACGATGTGCTGCTATCCGTTGTAAGACTGTCTGATGCAATAGCGTGTATTTGAGAAATAACCGACTGTGTTGAGCTGCTGGCTGTTTCTAAACTACCTGATATTAGTTTATGGCTTTGAAGTATATCCAAAGAAGAAGCAGCAGAGTCTGAGCTTACACTTTGGGCCGAAATCACATGAGACTGTGAAAGATCTGTCCCAGTGACTGTAGTTACAGTTTGTACGCTGTTTCCTAATAAACTGTGGTTACCTCCAGTTTGAAAGGTAGAGTTTTCAGTGGTCGATACAGCCTGCAACCCAACAGATTCCAGATTGTGGTTCTGGAGAATGGTGGAATTTTCTGTAGATGAAATATCCTGTAAACCAAAAGATTCAAGACTGTGCTTTTGGCTAAAGGTAGAACTTTCTGTACTTGATGCAGACTTTATATTTTCTGCTATCAGGTAGTCACTGCCTGATAAAACAGATTCTGTAACTGTAGCTGTTGATTCAACACTGGAAGAAATAAGTGCGTGTATTTGCTCAAGTGTTGAACTAGTAGTTGTGCTACCTGATTCAAGACCGGTACTTGTTAAAAAGTGTGTTTGTTCTAATGTTGGTGAAGTAACTGAAGATACAGAATTAACACTATCAGCAACCAGGGAAACGTTTACAGTTCCTGTTGCGGTAGTTACAGTAAACCAAGCTGAGAAAGCAGACGGAGTAGTTCCGTCAGTCTCTAATACCCTGAACTCATAGTCAGTAGCAGGTGTAAGTCCGGACAGATCGTAGAAAAGGTCAGTGATACCCGTTACTGAGGTCGTCGCCCCCGGACCAGCAACGAGCCTCCACTCAAGTGTGTATGACGGTGGAATCGCCTCGCTCGCTGTCACTGTCCAGCCTTTTGCGACTAGGGAGTCTTTATAGCTTAGCCCTGTCGCTGAGGGCGCTGCGTTTGTGCCGTCGGCTTGAAGCGTCCCGTTAGTTGGTCCAGCTGAATCTACCCCACCTAGTATATTGTCTATGGCCCCTGCGGTCATGGCATTGTCGGCACAGTACAGCTTGGTCAGTAACGTAAGGCTGGATACATTCAATGCCGCAATTGAGTTGTTGTTGCATTGAATCCACGTTGCCGACGTAAGGGCTGCTACGTCTAGGGTCGTAATCGAGTTGTTGTTGCAGTCCAGAATTACCAGCGAGGTAAGCCCTGACACGTCCAGCGATGAGAGCGAATTAGCGTAGCACAGCAGGTTTGTCAGGGAGGTAAGCCCTGCCACATTCAACGTGGTAAGCGCGTTGGTGAAGCAATATAGCGTGGTCAGTGACGTAAGGGCGGATACATCCAAGGCTGTGATTGTATTATCGTCGCACTTAATCTCTGTCAGCAATGTGAGAGCTGACACATCCAGTGTGGTAATCGAGTTGCTTTCACAGTTCAGAATGGTCAGCGCCGTAAGGGCTGCTACATCTAATGTTGTGATTGAGTTATTGGTGCAATACAGACTTGATAGGGAGGTGAGGGCTGATACGTTCAGTGTGGTGATCGTGTTGTATCCGCAGGATATCACGGTCAGCGCCGTGAGTGCGGATACATCCAGTGTTGTGAGCGAGTTGGCGTAGCACTGAATCTCTGTCAGTGAGGTAAGCCCTGCCACACCTAGGGTCGTGATTGAGTTGTATCCGCAGTACAGGCCGGTCAGCGAGGTAAGCCCCGATACATCCAAAGTGGTGAGCGAGTTGTCGTTGCAATACAAAGTGGTAAGGGAGGTGAGGGCCGCTAAACTGCTGCCAGCCGCCCCGACCACGTTATTGTAAGCCAGGTCAAGCGCAGTAACACGCCCGCCACTGACTGTCACTCCGTACCAGTCACCCACACCTTCTGTGACTAGCCAGTTTGTATTTGTATTCCAGCTGGAGCCGCCCGTCGCATTGTAAAAAGCAACCAGCGCGTCTTTCTCAGCCTGCGGTACGTCGATAGCCATTATCCTTGCTCCCAAGTAAGCCGGGCCGAGGTAGTGAGGATGTTAGTAGCGCCGAGGTTAACGGGGGTAGCTGGACCGGTTGAGACCGGTGCGGTCGGGGCTGTGTCGCCGTTGGTGCCTACGGCTATTTCGTAGACCTCCATCGTCGGGCTGGAGTTCGTAAGGTAAGAAATACCAAAAAAACCCGCAACAGGTAGAGGAGTCGCGTCGGTCACTGATGCGTCTGCGGTTGCCGGCCTAGTACCACCAACATCCCAAGCTCTGACTTCTACAAGCGCCCCGTCTCTGATGATTTCAAAGTAGTACGTGGGGGTACCGCTACTAGAAAGCGGTGTTGACCCTGACGCTATGGCCGAATCGCCACCGTTATCGTACTTCGATAGTCTATGGTTGCTACCCCACCACTGCACATAACCCGTACGCTGAGCGGTGGCTCCAGAGCCACTTAGGAAAGCCCCCGGAATCGTGACATTGGCAGGCGAAAACTGAGCCAGAAATCGTACCGTTGTTTTCCCGGATGTAGTTCCTACGTCCCACTTTACCGCTGTTCGCCTAAAGCTACCGGTTGAGGTCGGGATTACCTGTAGGTGATTGGCGCTTCCGGCAAGCGGGTTCCCTGCCTTTACGAGCAGACTGAGCGGCCCTTCCCAAGCAACGGAAAACTCCGGTGGAGTGGAGTCGAGGGTCTTACCTCGGAAGTCTTCAAAGAACTGAGTCATTAGACGCCACCCACTCGGTCATACAACATACTCCACAACGACATAGGCTCTATGCCCCACTTAGCGTAAACTACATCTATCTCGTCGGGTGTCATTGTCGGTTGAACTTCCAGCGGCAAAGTCCCTACCGGCGTGTTGTCCAGCAACGGCGGGTAGTTCTGTGAGCCGTCTGGATCACGAATCAGACAAACCGTGTCGGACAGATAGCGAGCCGTCCACGAAGTCGCCGCGGTGTATGGAATCTTGCCGCCCAGCTCTGGGTCCTCAATGACTGGCACAAGATAGTATTTTACCAATGTTACTGCCCCACTTTTTCAGTAATCGTACAGCCATCACCGCAGGTAATGTTGAACTGTAGGTTCGTCGGTGCAGAAGGTTTCACGATTCTGTCGATGTTGAATGTCTTGCTGACTACATCCGAGCGCACAGACTCAACCCCATCGGTATCTACGGTGGTAATAGCAAACCCCACAACATAGGGAGTGGCCCGGGGCAACAGCTCTAGTGTTACCGTTTGGCTGCCTAACGCGCCATTCACGACAACAGGGGAGCCGTCGCCCGGCGTCTGCCCGTCCACGGTGTAGTACACCCGATACTCTTTTATTTCTTCCAGCGTCAGTGGAGTGCCATCAACCCGGGTGTCCGGGGCTGTCCAACTTAGCTCAGATGTAGCCGGGGCCGCGTGGGCTGCCAATGTGACTATCATGCCGACGATTAAAAAAGCTGCAAATTTGATCATGGTGTTTACCTCAGTCGTCTTTGATTAAATGCCGAATGTTTGAGCCAATACCAACAAGAAAGCCGCCAAGGATCGTTGCTTCTGTAACACCGATGGGTATTCCATAAGACTGGGCAACTTTTGTCAGAATGATGGCTACAGCTGCACCGCCTAACTCACCGCTGTTCTTTGCAACATTCTTTGTGGTTTTCAGTGCTGTGCGTTTTTTTACTTCTACCATTACGCTTTACCCCTGTATCTGCTGTTTCCAAACAAAAACGGTCCCCAGTAGATCGGGTAGCGAATATGTTCGGGAAGACCCTGATCTTCCATGGCGTCAAGAAACATCAAATCGGCAAACTCCTTACCGCGCTGTTCCCGATACAGGTAGTCATGAACCCACGCCGCATGGATTGCTCGACCCTTGTACATCGCATAGATGACAGGGATACGTGGGACACTATCACCGTCGCATTCAAAACCCTCTGGGATTATGATTGTCTTACCACTTCGGTGAAAATAGAAAAGCGGCTTGGTGAGCTTCCAATTATCACCCTTAACATGCTCTTTACTGAGCACTGAAAATGCAGGCAATGCAGCTAACTCAACCGCCTCAGTCATGAACTGACTCTCTGTGCCGCTTGGTCAATCCACTGAATCAGTGTTTCCAATGGGTAACGTTCATCCGGACTTACAATGCCTTCATCAATGAGATCGCTAATGACAAGTCGTGCTTTTGTTAAGGCAAAATTTAACAGCTCCTGGTCTGCCAAATTGTAAGAAGACCAATCGATATTTTCACGCACGGTGTTCTCGATGTCTGCCAGGGAGTAAAGCTCGGGACCTGACACCTTTAAGGTGATCTCTTTCAACGTTTCTCTCAAAGCATCGGCCCGTTCCGCAGGATTATCAGAACCCGCAATAAAACGTAGAGTGATTTGATTAGTAATCAATTCTGAAGCCATTGGGGATTTTTCGATATTATCTAATACGGAACATCCGGACAGTAGAAAAGAAATCAGGATAACAACAAACAAGTTATTCATAAATTTAAACCTCATTAAATAAAACAGTGCACGCATTACTCAGTAACTTTAATACCTTTCGTGCGTGCACCAAAACTGTTTACAGATACTCTACTTTTTAAGCCGCTGTAGCGTCACGCAATGTAATGCTAATGGCTGTCAAAGAGAATGTGTTTCCTGATGTTACTGCTTGAGAGGTGATAGTACCTGTTGCAAGAAGCTCACCAACACCATCGGTAAGAGCCCAGAATGCCGCCGTTCCAGTTCCTGTAACCGATCCTGCAGTAATAGCAGGAACCTGTACACGCCGACCATCAACGGCACCGTTACTTGGAGCAGATGTAACTACTGTGTCATTACCCAGAGTCAAAGTGCTGGTTGCTTGTGCGTAGGTAGTAGCTTCTGAGCTGGTGATATCCAGCTGTGTGCCGTTAGTCTGTGCGTAAGACAAACCGTTGTCGTAAACCGTATCTGCAATAAATGCCATTAGTAATTCCTCGGTGTTCGTGTTTGTTGCGAAATTATATCATGATTACAGTAATATAATTGTGAGTTTAACTCAATTAAGTTTGCTCAACTGTTTTGCAAGTTCGGAGTAATATAATGAAGGGTTATTAACAGCGTAGATGTATTTTCCGTTTACTCGTATCCACTCCAGGCAATCTGGTCTGCAGTCTATGTGAAACATGACGCTTGGCTTAGTATCAAAGTAGACACCCCAACCACGTATTTCTAAAACCGTGGATATCGACTGAATTATTTTGTAAATACTTTTAACATCAGATTTTACAAAAAAATCGGTAGCGTCTGAAAGACGTTTTCCTTCTTTTATGCTGTGCCTTGAATTTCCATTTTGTCTTACATGCCCTTTATATATTGGGCTTGGAGTCATGGGTATTCCAGATTCTGTTCTTAAGGCAATAGCAGCCTTTAGAATTTTTGGGTCCATTTTTTCTATAGTGCCATTAGGCCATTCTGTTGGCTGAAGCTCAGGAATCCAAAGAATCATAATTTTTTACCTTATCTCTTTTCCTGTGTAGAAATTACTCACTACTCGTACATAACCACCAAAACAATCATGACCTACTTCTGATCTTGCAAAATCAAGTTTTTCTGGAGGAAGCCCAACAACTATACCAGTAAACTCAATAAGTCCTTTTTCTCTTGATTGTGGTTTTTCTTTAAACAGGCTAACAACAGATCCTTCATTTCCACCTTCACCAATAAACCAACTCATAGTTCTTTGATCACAGTCTCTGAGCTTAGTACTTGTACCTTTAATTAAACTTGAATCCAAACCAAAATTTACAATTTTTTCAACACTTGTTATATTTAAAGGAGTTACAACAGGGAAATGACGTCCTATTAAATTAGCTGCTTTTCCGATAAATATAAGACTGAGAAGAAAAATAATACCTAACCAAACAACAAATGTATTTTCAACAACTCTTCTTATGGCGTTCATTAATTGTCAAGCCTCTCTACTATGCTGCTCCAAGAAACCAAAACAGCTGAAAACCCTACCAACAAGGCAACCATCCAAGATCCAATTATCTTAATTCCCAGTATTCCTCGGTAAACCTTAATAACGGATTTCAAGACATCGATTTCCTCATTACTGAAATTGGAGTCACGCTCAATCTTCTCTTCGAGCTTGCTAAAGTAGTCTTCCATCTCAGTTAGGGCACCTTATTTTAAAAATACACATCTTTAGTTGTCAGACTCTCGCCTTCCATTATCTTCATTTTGTCTGCTGTCTTGTATTGTACTTTTTTGAAGTTTGATTATAACAGAGTTTAGAGCAGTTCTTTCATTATGACCTTTTAAAGGTACCCTATCTAAAAATTCATAAATAATATTAAACTCACTTTGTGTAAGCATTTTTTTATACACCTTTTGATTTTTTCTTTTAAACAAACCCACTAGCCTCAAATTTGAAAACTTGCATTGAGTCTTCATTTTGAAGTCCTTGAGATTTAATAAGTTTACAGCTTTGTTCAAATCTCATGAAGTGAGTATTGTTTTCACCCTTGATGTCACCGTTAACAGAAGCATGTGCCCGATACCCAACATAGTGAAACAACGCTTCAAAATACTGAGGGGGTAGTGGAATAGCCTGTTTTTCGTAAGTAAGAAATTTTGGTGCGGCTTTGTAATTAACTTTAAGAGTATCACCTTCTATGGGTGTTTCAACTTTTATTATATTGTATTTTGGAACTTCTATTTTACCGTATCTAGGAACTTTTATTTTGTAATCAATTTCTTTAATGCTTATTTCTATCTTTTCATCTTCTTTATCAAAGATGGAATTGATCATAATAAATTCGTGATCGGTATTGTCTAAAGCAACATTGGTATCTTGTTCATCAATAGTATACTTATTTACACCATCAACCATTGTCACTACCGCTACTTCTTCCCACAAATCGAAACGACTATAGAGAACGGTGATGGCAGTATTGATGTATCCGATAATTGCTTTTTTATCATCGGAAAGGCTCAACTGTTTTAGCTCAGAGTTGATTAGTATTTCAATAGCTTCGCTAATGTTCACAGTTGTGTCTCCTAAAATATTGTGCTGCTATTGTATAAGTCTTCTTCTTCGTCGTCTACAAACAAGCCATGATTACCATCTTCATCTTCTGTATAAGAGACTTCAACTGCTTCACCAGGCTTGTAAGGGTCCATTTCTGTCAACATGGACATCATATCACCAGCATCGTCATTTTTAGATTGGAAGCCTTCTTCAGTTGCAAACGTCAGCTCTTCCACAATTTCTACCAGCAAAGGATCTTTTTTCATCTCTATTGGTAACCAAACTTTCTTAGCTTTGATCTGAGGTACAAACAATTTAAAAGACACTATTTTTTTAGCAGTACGACGAATACCTTCAATGTTGCCCTGTTTTGCAAAGTTAAAGAATATGTTACGGGTTATCATTTCTCCTTTTATCCACTGTATAAAACCTTTCTGCTGACCGTTAATCTCAATACCGACGCTTAAAGGACGGTATACAGAAACGTACCTAAATAGCTGGTCAATGTTTTTATCCATCAGCTGTCGCTTACAAAACCCATCTACTAGGAGCCATTCACCATTGTTAGTGTAAGCCCAAACACCACACACGCTGTAGTCACTCTTCTTTCCATCAGATGTGGCAAAGTCAGTAGTAATATAGAAGTTAAACTTTGAACGATTTTTAACAACCAGATCTCTGTTGTACCAAACCAGATCACTGTCCGTAACCAGCCTGCTTTCTTCGCTTGTGATTCTCAACATAAGCTCCTGGTTGAAAGAGCTGATTTCACCACTCTCCAACAATGAGTAATACTCGTTTTTGACAAAGGAGTAAGGGAATCGATCTTCCCAAGCACCTTTAAATTCTTGTTTAGTGCACGGGAATTTTTCACAAATAGGGTACACACGAACGTTCCAAGCATTGCTGCTGGCAGCTTCATAGAACGGATCTGATTTGTTGAAGGGTGTGCCCGTCCATATAACAATACGCTTCTTAGGGTGCATTGCCTGACGTGCAGCTTTATACACAATGTTTTTTATGTCACGAATAATAGTTGCTGACTCGGCATTTTTGTCAGACATCAAATCGTCCATACCGCACCACGTCGGACGCTCACCGTATTCTTTAAAACCACGAACACCCGTAGTAGCACCAAAACCACGAACCGTCAGCCTCTTACCGTCAGCGTTCTTAAACTCCCACCTAACATCTGTAAATCTGGTATACGGCACGTACTTCTGAAGAAACTCGCTGTTGTTCCACCGGAACTCCAAGTTATTCCTCATGGACTTCACACCGTTCTCCATAGTGTCACTTATGTACATGGCTACGTTTATAGGACCTATGCCTTTAATACCGCCATAGGTTGCCAGGTACAGGTACATGTACTCGTGCAAAGCCGTTGTCTTAGCTGATCCACGAAAAGACACGTACAGGTTTTGAAGAAACCTCGAAGCTGCGCCTGGCCGTTCTTCCGATAGCTGATCTAGCATGTCGTAATGGATAATAGGAGATTTGTTTTCTTCCCCCATGGAACCATTAACCAGCTTAACAAAAGCGATAAATTCTAAAGCAAATTGTGTTGGACGGTAATCTGTGTCAAAGAATCCATAATCTACTAAATTTAGCTGTTTATCCAAATCCATTAATCGTCATCCCTGCTACTGCTGCTAAATTCCGCTTCTATGATGTTGGAATTTGCGATATCCCTCATGGGAACTCCGGCATCTACGGATCTACGCTCTGCTGCAGCGAGCTTCTCAGTAGCCTCTCTAAGCTCCTGTATCACGGACTTGGACCCATCATCTACGTTGATATTGATGGTCTGATCTTCCGTAGGCTTCAGCTCTGAGATCAGCGTTGCGCCTGCCTTCTGCCTTACCATGTCGGATCTTGAAGTACGCATAAGGTGGGCTTGTGAAAGAATGGCTTCATGCAGTATGTGTCGATGGATAAGCTGGATGGGTATAGCTGACATTCTGCGAACGTCATTTACCAACCGGGTTTTATTAAACCTGCTGGCTTCGGCATTTATGACTGCATCCGGATCATCGCTACGACGGCTTCTTTCTTCCCACCGTTCAGGAAACGTTTTTATATAAGCTTCCCGTAGGTTGTTACCGCTCTCAACAAGACTGAAAAACTTGATGGCACTTATGTACTGGGTATGACTATTTTTGAGATTGTCTTTTAATACAATCAGATGATCCATGTATGTCTGAAGAAACTCTGGACCGTAATCCGGATTTGTAGCAAGTTTGTTTATTTCTTCAATGTCTCCATCCGACACCATCAACTGCTGTTTTTTTGGCAGCTGTGACATAACAAGTTCTTTTGATAATTCTTTCATGGTGTCCCTGAATCTACTGGGTTAAGAGTCGGTTTATCGTGCCAAATTCTTGTTTGCTCAGCTTTGGTGGATCTATAAACGAGCTGTTTCCATACGCTTTTAAGAATTGTATTACTCTCAATTCGTTAATGCCTACAAACATCTCTGTTCCGCCATCTACCTTCAGATCTGGCTCAAATCTGTTATTGCTTAGAATCTTGTGAATGTACTGTTCAAGTTTGTAAGCATCTCTGCATTCCATATCCAGACGCAGTTCCGTGTACGGAACAAACCGATAAGCCATAAACCAAGAACGCAAAATCTCCATCATCCTATCAGCAGAACGTGGGGTATTTGTCATTCCGATCTTGTGCACCACGGTATCATCGGGGAGTACGATTTTAATGACGTACACCCGTTCTTTATCCGTCCGTTTGAAGAATGCCATCTACTACGGATTCAACGCAGCACGAACACAGCAATCTTTGGCTTCCAGGATTTTACGAAGCCCTGCCGATTTCTCTGGACACCCATCAAGGTCTTCCTCCATTTTGTGTGCCAGGTCGTGAAACGGTTTACTTACTACCTGCAGTTTTTCAGGAAGATGAGCGTATTCAAAGTATTTTAAGATATCGCTGCTCATGATTTTCTCCATCAGATTTTGTAAACGACGTATTTCCCATTACGGATTTTTTTCATAAAACCACCAGCATACAGTTTTTGAAAAACCCGATTAACCGTAACTTTCGTTACTTCACACTCTTTAGCTACCGTATCTAACGTGGCGTGAATGTGTCCCGATTCGTCTTTGTTCTTTAGAATCCACAACAGCACAGCTACTGCCTTGGATTCAGATGTCATTAAGTATTCTTCAAGAGGGTGCAGTGCCATACCAATTATTCTCGGTTGTAAATTTGAAATTAGTCTACTTCAGTTTACTGAGTCTTCGCAAATTTATTATCTACGAGTACCTTATTTAAAACATCGTTTATCTGGTTATAATTTTTTTGTGGTGGCTTTCCGACAATGATACGGTCAATTTTATGAACAATTTCCATAGCTTCATAGTCGTATTCGGCTTCTTCGCCAATACGTCCTTTTATCTGACGAAGCAGGTTAATAACTGCACATTCACGTTTGTAGTCCATATCACTATCCTCACTTTTTAAAATGCTTCGTCCAAATGTCCTTGGTACGCCAAGCATTGTTACCGCCATAAACCATCACATCTGGATTTAGCAAATACACCCCTTGGTTCACCATTACAAGAAGTTCGTCACTCTGAAGTCTCTTCATAACTGCGTGTACCGTATTCTTCGGTATTCCAGAATCTGTGGATAACGATCTTACAGTACCGACTATTAGATTCTGACTCGTCTTAACTTCTAGCAGGTAGGCCAGCACTCTCATTCTAGGGCTGTCTGCTGCAAGCATGAATTTGAGCATTTTGTATGGATACGTTATTTCAAATCCTCTCTTCTGCTCACTTCTGGCCCTTCCAAAGTAATCTCTTAGAAAATCCTCATCGTTAACTTCCTCGCCGGTGTTTCTGTCTACTATCTGAAATCGGCTTTCTTGAAGCTCATCCATACAAATCCTTGAAAGGCTATTGTGGGCCTTTGTACCCCACTGGCGGTACAAGTGTACCACGCACAAGGTACAGAAAGTCGAGTTTGTACCCTCTGGGCGGTACAAAGTGACCCTGTGGGTGGTACAAACTACCCGTTTTTATCTACTCTGAACCCTTGTAAATCAATCACTTACAATTTCAGGAAAGGCTCCCCTTATATCTTATCTTGGGGGGCCAAGCTAACCGCTGGCACATAGCTGCAAACAGTTGAAAAATAGATGGGTAAAGTTTATTTGAGATAGCCACACAGAAATCGAAGTGCACGAAGATTGAAGTGGGGCTATTGAAAATAAATTTTGCGAATCTAATTTTCACGTATCAAGTTGTAGGTGTATCTTTATAGAGATCCATGTCGAATAAGATTCTAAAAGCATTCGCAGTGTTGCAGGCAGCTTGAGAAAACTTCACCGCCTCATCAGGATTCTTACTTTTTTCTGCACGACTGATAATAGTTTCTACAGCTGTTCTTGCATCGATTTTAGTTACTTCACTCATAATTTCTAACTCCAGTTGTTTACCCAGAATTGGGCAATTTCAAAACTTGACCTCGACAAAGCCCTGTCTCCCAAGGGGAGACCTTGTACGGTTTCGCTGACGCTCAACCTTACAAGCGGGCCTTGTCTCGCATCTGATTACGCAAGGCACCAATATTCGGCAATCATATCCGTCTGCAGACACTGATTATAAAAGTTCCTGTTTTTTAAACTCGTAATACTGTTCTTTTTTGCACCGAACCTGCATTCCACCAATCCAGTTATGAAAAGCTAAATGGTAATTTGCAGATAAAACTACATAATTATCTAAGGTGTTCCTCCCACCAGCAGCCCGTGAATCTAGGTGGTGAAGTACTAAAAACCTTTTATCTTTTTCTCCTGATATGTCACATATAGCGTCTTTGTTATTAGTTATCAGCACTCCAACCCAGTAGCAGTGAGAACCATCACCTTTAATTTTTTTCTTTGCACAATCAGTGCATCGGTCTGATTGCTCCTTTTTAACCCATGAGTAGTAAGAAGTACCAAACTCATTTTTACACGACGTACAAACACGTTTTATGTACGTACTTGAAGCCGGTGGTAAATCGTTAATTTTTACTACTATTTTTGTACTTTTGGCGACTGCTTCTTTGGTACCGTTTTTAAGACGTTCTCCGTTTTTATTAGCCCACAGCTGCCTTTTATGGGTTGGTATTTCATAACCTTTTTCTCTGTACCACTTTAAGGTTGTGTTATTAACTACTATCTCTATTTCATTACTATTCATAAATCCAACCTTCTATTGATATGTCACCAGAAGGTTGGATAGTATCAAGGAAGTGTTACACTATCAACCAGTCACAGCTTAATAAATCCGTTTGACTTGCCGCCCACCCTGGGGCCATAGCCCGCCGACCGTAAGCATTAACGGTATACATATCAAAGTGCGGAAGGATCTCACACTCATCTACACCATGATTTTTGTATACGGACCCATCGTACATTGCAAACGTATGGCCCGAGCTACCTGGGTTATAAATTACCCACATACCCTTACCATTCCACCCTTCACGAGCAATCTTATGACCCAACTTAGCAGCCTCAATCGCCATTCCAAATGTCATCCCATCTACTGAGCGATAGCTTGAATCCGCAGCGTCTTTCGGAGACCAGCTAATGTACCCCTTATGCCTGGAATCGTTAGCCTTGCCACCATCCATGTTTTCAACCAGATACCCGTAATCCGATCCATCCTCATCTACCGGCAGTTCCCACCCTCGATAAACATTGTACTCAGCCCTGTTCATCGGCAGCAACGTAACCAATTTTGTACCCAAATACGTGTTAGTCATTTTGTGTGACATACCCTTTCCTCTACCTTTGTTTGTTAATCGAAACTGAACTCTAGCACAGTATAGAAAAATATACCAAATTTCCGTAGAGAAAATTAAAATTTGATACAGAGGAAGCAGTATATAAAAACATACTAAAAACCCATTGCAATTTTTTAAATTTGATACAGTGGCAGAATTACGACACTTCATATTTTCCATAAATACTGCACATCTCATTTTCGGAGTCGGCTAAAAACTTTCTTATTCTGCGACTAATGTCTTTTACATTCGATCTACCGGAGTCTTCGTGTATAAACTTGGCTGCAGCACCTGCAGAGATGTAACCAACACCATTAACAAAAGTTTCCACACCTGCCTGTGGTGCCCTGGCCTTATTTTCTTTAATAACCTTAGCCCTGCAACCTTTGTAAGCTGCGTTTTCTGTTTTCGTTACGAACATGCACGTATCCTTTGAATAAATTCTGCTTCTTGGAACTTTTATATCTTTATCCAATTCCATACCTTTCCAGTTCTGCCTAACCATCCACGACCTAAAGTTGCTAAAAATCAACCACTCATCAGCTACTGTGCAATCATTGTAGGAAGGGTTTGTTACCGCCCTCTTTTCTGAGTAACACCTTTCCAACATTCTCGTCCAGCTGTGGTAGTAAGGGCACCTGTACTTAACCCCAGAAACTCTAATAGTTACTTGATACCACGCGTCATTAACTCCTACACCGTAAACTAAACCTCTTTGAGCTATTGACGCTTTTCCTGACTCTACCATCTTAAACATAAGAACCTCCTGCTAATTAAGCAATGATTATACCCCCCTTAATCAGTTTACGTAAACCCATTTTCCATAGTAATTTTTTTATGGTTGTGCAGGAGCAGTATATAGGGTGTCAGCCCTATGTAACCGGGTAACCCCCCGCACTCCTGCAGAGGGACCCATTTAAACCAAAGGTAAATTACTATGAACATCATCAACTCAACCAAGCAAAGCTACACAGCCTTCACCACTAGCCCAGCAGCACAAGCATGGGCCGCTGACTTCAGCTTACTCAGCACTGACTCAGTGCGTGTGCTCAATGCCACCAGTGTGGCAGCCATGCGTACCACTGCGCTAACCATGCGCTTCACCAGCATCACCATTGAGAGCCTAAACGTTGGACTAGGCTACGCCTTGGACAACACACCCAAGACCTACGAGGAAACTCGTGAGTCTATGTCCTCACTGATGGACAACCTCATGGACATGTTCGATGACGCAGAAGAGGCCAAGCCAGAGGCTAAATCCGTAGCGTAAGGAGACAGGCTGAGGTAGGGAAAATCGCCTTAATTCCCACACTTGTATTCATCTGAATACATTATAGGCATACGTAATACAGGGTGTTGTTTGGATACGCATGTGTACTACATGCACCCAAGCAATGCCTTTCACCCACTAATGCATAGTCAAACTATGCGGAGAAACAACTATGAAAATGTTCATCATGTACATGGTCTACGCAATAGCTCTTGCTTACACAGCAATAGAGCTGCTTAACAGCGTATTGCCAGTTGTATCTTAAGGCGAAACAGGGCTTCGGTCCTGTCTGTAGAGACTGATCTCTCTGCACTGATGAGCCAGGTCAACTAACTGAATTACGGAGAATACTATGAATATTCTTTATAAAGGCGGTATCTACTACTCCTTCACTGAGCTGTATCTGTTTGTACAAGCTCAGCAGTAATACGACTGCCCTTAGATCTGGGTCTACCAGCTGAGGGCATCATCAATGCTTTCCACATCGGAGAGCATTGAGATGTGCATGTCGTACATCAATCAACTTAAAAAGGAAGTTATCATGGCTGTTAAAACTGCTAAGCAAGACGCAACTACCAAAGATCTTGGTGAGAACATTCACCGTATCTCTGTTGAAAATGTTGACCTTACAGACCTTCAAGTTGAGTTCAAAAAGTGTCAGTCGAAGATGACTGACGGTATCACCTTACCGATGCACCAGCTGGTCTATGAGCAGGATTACCTGTCCAAGAACAGTAGTGTCCTGGGTAAGTTTCTTAACCATCTTCACGCTTCCCATAGGGAGCTGAACATTGAAACAGTCTTGGGTAAGTTGGCTATCAAGCTACCTTTCCCAAAAGGCTATTTTGATGATCGTCGTAAGTTCAATAACTTCACCAGAAAGCAAGCCAGCTACATACTGGCGGGTATTCTGATTGAAGTGTTTATCGATGCCGGGATACTCAAAACCAGTTCACGGATCGTTTACGATCCTAAGCCTAAGACACTGACTTACATCCTATTAGGATCGTCTGATGCCAGGGTAGATTTGCTAGGCGGTTACTCTGTAGAGCCTGGCACAGCTAATGTTACTCATACGAGTAATGGCTTTCGTGTTGGTAAACTCTTGAAAGGCATATTGTCAGATATGTCTAAGATGAGATTTACTATAAGTGGTCATTTCGATGAGGCTTTGTTGCTTCATGGCTACAGTCTCACAGGGGCATACAATGCTCCGTCAAAGAATGAAAGCACTGATAAGAAGTATTATCGGTTCTTCAACACGTACAAAAATGCGTGGAATGAGCTGAAAGCTCGTGGTGACTTCAGCCTTACAGCGTATCCGGATTCCAGGTTACGTCTGTATTACAGTGCCAATGTTCTCATTGGTGCACGTCCACAAGGTAAGTTGTGGGAAACCTTGGCTATTGATCGTGCAGGGCCCAAGTTATTGGATAACTCTGCTATTGATCATATTAAGCACATCATCATGACCACTCTTCATGGAAAGATGTCAGTAGACCAGGCATGTGCCATGTTTACGGATGATGACTTGTACTCTGCTATTTCTGCAGATCCGTTTGCAGTTAAAACTCCTGACGTGCCGTTTACCGGTAACGAAGGTAAGTATCGTGCTGCTGAAGCTGAGTTTGGTGAGCGTATTTTGCTTAACAAATGTGCTGAAGCCATTTATATGACAAGAGAGGGCATTCCTTGCCCATACTTGTTCGGTAAGGATTTGACCAACTCTGGTTTGATCATGGCTGGTAACAGCTTTCGTGCACCTAAGATGCTTGATGGTGCTAACTGCATGGGTTCTAAGGATGTCATGGATAGCCACATGCAGTTTGGTAAAGCTCACCAGGTTGATGGTGTTCTTAGTCGTATTCAGATTAAGGATATCCACACTCCATTGCTTCACGGCAGCAGTGTCTTCACGATTGCTGAGAAGCTTAAATTCTACGTTCCTAATCCGGACGATGTGACCGAAAAGGCGGTCATGGAACACAACGTTGAGGCGTATGGCCACGAGGTTAACAACATTGAAGAGATAGCCAAATTTGGCTACAACGCTGTTAACAATTACGTTAACAAACTCACTTGGACGCTTCCTGACGGAGAGAAAGCACAGCACGAATCCGTTATGGAACACACACCGTTTAAGGTGTATGCGGTCTCTACTCGTAAGAAGGGTAGCAGCTACCATGCTTACAACTTGGTACAGACCATGCCATTGGCTGTGGATTCTGACGGTCGTAATGCGTATGACTCCAGCCTTGGTGTCAACACCAAGCGTCGTGGTCTGTTTGCTAACATTACTCACGGCTTGGATGCTTACACGTTGCGTAGGCTTGTCACAGCTCTCCTGGCTGCTGGTGAGGTATTCCTACTCAAGCACGATGATTACATGGTCAGTCCTGACATGTTCGACTTTGTGGTTAGCAACCTTCAGGGTACCTTTCACATTCTTCAACAGGAGAATTTGTACCAGACTGCACTTGATCAGATTGCCAGTGTTCTGGGTGTTGACGCACCTCAACTAATCGTTGGCAATGCTCAGAATAAAGTTATGCAATCCGTTAATTTCCTGATTGCATAATTGGTATAGACACCTATACTGCTGAGATCACTCAGTAGGCTCAAGCCAAGCTAACACTGGCAACAGTTCTGTCTCAGAGCTGCCAGTCGCCTGTCTCAAAGCCTATTGAAACCTCGGCAGAGAAACCCACCTAACACCAAACCTCTGCCTTGATTCGACATGTCTTATGCTCGCATACGCTCGAAATTCTGAAGAATGGCAATGTTGCTATTTTAACCACAACTTAAGAGGTCTTTATGGACCGTAATCAACATGTCTTGGCTATCGCTTTTAAGCGTGCCAAAGGTAAAAAAGGGGCTATTGCCCGTCTTGGTATCAACCCAGCAATGGATAATGATGCCCGCAGGGACCTGGTTATTTCTTTGTCTGAAACCAAAGCTGACAAGGATGGTGTACCGGTTGAAAAATTGATTGACGGCCAGCAATGGTACATTCAGTCACTGATCGATTTCAGTGCACTCACACCGACCGAACAGCTGGAAGCTGAGTATCAGGATGCGTTTCCTGAAGTAGCCAGTGAGAACGAGCTGCTGGCGGCTCTGGAAGCTATGTGATAATGCCTGGGTGACCGATGGTTGCCCTGAACAACATAGTAATCTGAACAGAAGGTAGATCACACATGGCACAGGAACAGCAGTTTGTTGCAGTAACATCTACAGGCCATCTAACGCTAACTGAGAATGACTACCTACCTGATTGGTTTAAGTTTAACGGTGTGAAAGGCTGTTCATTGCCTGCAGGATATCTTGTTAGTACGTCATTCAATCTTGATTTACCCCCAAATCTTTCTTATGTTTTGGGCTATTTTCGTGCCAAAAACTATTCGTGGGTCAAATTTGATTCTGATGCACCGAAAGAAGAGGAACTACCTCAGTACTTTTGGTAAAAAATAGAGGTATAAATTTTGGAAACTAAAACAGTTACAGGTATTGTTTTGACCCTTACTGCAGAAGAAGCTAAGTGGTTGCATGACAATATGCAAAACCCGCTCCACACTCAGACACCATTTGATGAGTCTGCAGAAGACGAAGAAATGCGTCACATGTTTTTTGAAGCTACGATTACCAGGAGCTGAAAGTGGTTAACTACCCAAGGTCTATGTACCGAACTGCTAAAAAAGTTCCTGAACCTTATTACTTTTGCATAGGTTGTGGTGCCAGGTTTCACGATTCCAATCCGTTGTGTGTTCACGTAAAAACTTGCAGTAGTTACATCCACGAAAAAAAGCACAAAAGGTAGATTGTAATGAACAAACAGCAGTTGTTAAACGCTATTGCAAATGAACTTGCTCTTGAAGTAGCCCAAGAAATTAAACACTCCAAGCGTAAAAGTAAAAACTCTGAATACAGAGATTCTGAAAATATTGCAAAAGCAAATCTCAAACGCAAACTCAAAAAAGAAAAGCGTTTGGAAAGGTCATGAGCGTTGACGTGGATTACCACAGACGTCTTGCCTGGTTAGCAGAGCTTATGCTTATTGATCCTAAAAAACCTGTTAAGAAACTTCAAAAAGAAGCGTTGAAGTATTATCCACTCAGCTCTAAAGAAGCTATTCGTAATTGGATGAGTTGGCGCACAGCTTTTGCAGCTGCTGACATAGCGAATGAATTATGAGCGTTAACAGCTTAACGGTTAGAAAGAATAGGAAAATAGCTAAGCTGAAAAGGCTAAATAAAGATATTAAGAAACGCAACTATCTACTGGCCTATTTGCGTGAACGTTCCTTAGTTACCCTGGCCGACAAATACAAATTGTCTCAATCTACGATTTGGATTGGAGAAAAAACTCTGATAGTAAGTTTGTCTCACAAACAAAATGCAGAAATTCGTCAGTCAAGAAAAGAGTACTACAACGCAAAAAAAGTAATGCCCAGGTATTCAAAAAAATCGATTGAGCGACGTAACAATATCGCTTCTGGATCGTTTGGTATTAAAGAAGAACAAATGTATAAGCTGGAAGACTCATGAAACTATCAAAAGATGATAAAAAACTTCTTATAACAGCTATTGCCGAAGCAAAAGGCTTTCTTGATAACCATTCAAAGACAGTTACTCACCCAAAAGATTTAAATTTGATAAGAGAACAAGTATTAAAGTATGACGCTATTGCTGAACGATTTTACCAATCCTTATCTATGGGTCATGCTAAAAAAGAAGTAGATCCAAATCCGGACAGCTGTGAACCAGACTGGAAAGGACATTGTGATCTATGTGGTCAAACCCCAATCGTTCCTGTAACGGGTATGTGCGGTCCATGTACATTTGGCAAAGCCGACACTTCTGATGGGAATTGGTGATATGACTATTGATATTGAGCGGTTGAAGATTGACGCGGATTACTGGGATGAAGTGGCCCCAGAAAAAGCAACTCATTTATATGAATGCGTATTAACACCAAGTATGTGGTACAAAAAAGGAAAATTTTGGTCAAATTACCGCAAAAGCTGGAAAAAATCAAGAAGTCTAATGCGAGGGGAGTTAAACCTTAACCAGATGCTACAACGACCCACTAAACCAGTCGAACCAAAACTGATGCCAGACGACTGCCTGGCTGCTAGTATCGGCGAGATTGGAAATCAGGCTCACAACCTTGGCTGCACTTATCAGAACGACGAAGATCTTTCTGAAAGGCTTGGCTGGATAGCTGGCGATCTATGGGATCTAGCTAAGAAAGCCCCGACACAATCAGCTACAACGGAATGGGATGGCATTGGCCTGCCTCCTGTTGGGTGTGAGTGTGAAATTCAGACTCAATCTGGAGATCCTTGGTGCGTTGTTAAAATCGTCGCTCACTTTTACGGCGCTGCAGTGTTTGCTGCCGGTGATGATTATCCTTATGGGGCCTATGATGGATGCCGACACGCTGAATGTTTCCGGCCAATCCACAGCCAAGCAGAGCTGGAGATAGAAGAATTGTCAACTTTGGTTCGGGCAAGAGGGTCTGCCGAAGAAGTAGCAAGGCACATCATTGCTGCTGGCTGGAGAAGGGCTGACAAATAATGAACTTACTTAATTTCTTACCTGGATTCATCGGGACTTTAATTGGACTCATTGTTTACCAGCTACTAATTCGTCCCTTGGCTATCAATCTCTATGTGCGATTAAAATCTCGACGCGAAGAGCACCGCGTAGAGAAAGATGAACATGAGTATCAGAAAGGCAGAGAATTTGCCTGGAGTGCCTGGGGAACCCGTAAATTATCTTTTAACACACTTACCGGTGGTGGCTTTTCTAGTACCACCGTATTTGGACGCGGAATGGATCAGGCACTAAAAGAAATCTGGCCATTAGAGTTAGAACGTCGCTTAGATGAAGCAATTGAAAGGAAATCAGCATGATCACTCAAGCAGCTATTGCAGTGTTTGGCCTAACCGCCATTTGGTTCTCACAATCCACTAACGTTAAACAACGAAAGTTTGCTCCTATACTTGGATTGTGTAGTCAGCCTTTCTGGTTCTACGCAACCTATTCCGCTGAGCAGTGGGGCATTTTTGTATTGGCTGTGTTCTATACCCTGGCTTGGTGCCGTGGTATCAAAACATACTGGTTTACGGAGGTAACATGATGAACTCATATAAAACCTGCAATACGTGTAGTACTTCTAAACCCGTAGATGAGTTTCCACATGATAAAAGGAAAACACAGGGATGCGCTTCAAAATGCAAATCCTGTACAAGCCTCTACCGTAAGCAATGGTTCACCACACCAAAAGGTTGGGCTTCTGCTGTGTACACGAACCAGATCAATAACAGCAAACGCCGTGGCCATAGTTTACCTACATACACTACTGGTGAATTACTTCTATGGGCTGAGTCCAACAATTTAGTAAGTCTTATGAATGCTTGGGCACTATCACATTATTCACTAGAGAAACGACCTAGTGTGGATAGACTTAATGAGAATCTTGGATACTCATTATCTAACATCAGACTAGTGACCTGGCAAGAAAACCATGAACGAAACTCGTTTGAGGTTTTTCATGGTAAACCTACACCAAGAACCCGTCGGTGTAGGCAACTAACACTAGACGGACAAGTAGTAGCTGAATATTTCAACGTTAGTGAAGCTGCACGACAGAACGGACTAAGACGCAGTGCCATTAGTAATGTATGTAATGGCAGAAAACATAAAACAGGAGGATTTCAATGGGAGCACATCAACTAAATCCCCATTCAGACAAGTTCTACCCACTGTACTGGGAAATTGTACATTCGGCTGCTTCACAGTCGTACTGTAATAGGCACCAAGTAGGTGCTCTAATTGTCACGCCTACAGGTATGTTATCGGTAGGCTGGAACGGGTCACCTCCAGGTTTGCCTAATGTTTGTGAAGATCTAGCTGGTAAAACTTTACCCACTACATTGCACGCTGAGCGTAACGCCATAGATAAGATGACACGCCAGGGTGTACCCACAGAAGGATCTATTCTGTTTGTCTCTCGTGCACCTTGTTTTGAATGTGCCAAAGCGCTTCATGGCTTAGGTTTGAAGCTTATTCTGTACAAAGAAAAACACGATGATATGACCGGTGTTGCCTTTCTAAACAGTATTGGAGTTCCTACTCTTCTACCATCAGAAATGCCTAAAGGTCAGATGGTAAAAAGGTCATGAGAAAAGTATTTGTGCAACAAGTAACTAAAGCTGTGCCACGGTTTAGTCGTATAAGCGGTCATCGGTGGGCAGACTTGGTTCCAACCAATCGGTGGGAAGTGTCTGGACCTTACGGAAGCATTCGTAAGTGTCACACAGAAGCTAGGGCCATTAAAGTTGCCGAAGAATACAAAGCATTTTATGACAAGTTCCCTCAACAGACACCACCAAAACCACCTACCAAACCTGAGAATTACAACTTAGCTGCTTAAAAACTTTTGTATACTTATTTGTTTTTATAGTGGTAAAGTAAACCAGCAATAAGGAGAAGTTGTGTATCTATTGATGCTGATTCTCCGGTATATCCAAGCTATGCCAGTGCCTTGGATTATAGAGAGCCTGTTCACTGAACAGAAAAAAGGGTTCGCCGGAACTGTAAACCGCAAGCTTCTGGGGCTTGTCTGGTAAAGCACTGGCTCATAAAAAATAGAGAATGATTAAGAAATAAAAGCCCCTTGGATAATTCTTAGGGGCTTTTTTCGTTCAACGCATCTGAGAGTGGTTGGATATAGTGGGACTACACTCCCCTAAATTTCTGTGTAGAGAGTTCCCAAACTTACCTGGGGCCGACCACTCTCAAATGTGCTGAACAACAAATTACCTGTTTATGGGGCTACAGCATCGTTTAACTGTCGGGGTCTGATGCAGAACTGAGAAATGCAGTTCGTGGAATACGTGCTCAAACACATGAACTGAATAAAGCAGAAAGCAAACTATTAGAAGCGTGGGAAAAAAACACAGTTCTGAACAAAAAAATCAAAGAACTGGAAGCCCAGTTAGGAGATTAATATGCCCACCGTTTATGAACTCGCAGAACAGACTTACCCTGGTGTCACGTTTGACTCAGCACTGCCACAGGACTGGGTAAACGCTATGCAAGAACGTGGCTTTGATACACGCAGTCATTTTGTGACTCTGTATCCCAAAGACTCACTTGCGTACATGGCTCCCATTACACCCGAAGGCATTCGTATGGCAGCTACTGTTGCCAGCTACTTATAAGGAACAAATTATGTTTATTGTAGTTGCAGGAAACCCTATTGATGGTGTCATGTTATATGGTCCATTTAATGATGCAGAAGTTGCTAATGATTGGGCAGATAAGTACCTAAATAATACAGGTTGTGATTGGTGGATCACCCCACTCAAATCTACTAACGTTGTATAAGGAATTAACTATGACCCGAGTACAAGATGAAGCCATTAGAAAACTGCGTGACCTGGGTTATGCCATAGCCATATTCACTCCTGGTGAAGTCGGTGAAGCAGACACAGATGCACTGGAAGACGTTATGGTTGAACGTGGTTGGAGCTACATAAATTTTGAGAATGAAGAATAGGGAATCTCATGCCTCTCTTTGCTGTCGGAATACTAATTTTAATAGTCGCTTTTATCCCAGAACCAGAACCAGAACCAAGCCTGTACTGCGAGATGGTGCAGATCTACCACGACACAAAAGGTGAGTATGGCTGGCCACCTTACAAGGGGGAATGCCCTGATGAGCAATAAATCAATCTACCTGGGTGATGGTGCTTACGCATCCTTCAGTGAATTTGGTGATCTTAATATCACAGCAGACCATCATGACCCAGACATAGCAACTGGTGCTGTCATCATTGAAAGAGCATCTGTGAAAGAACTTATCGAGTTCTTAAAAACTGAGTTAGGGACTAAATAAAATGCGTAATTCAGATGCTCCAGCATTTCCGTTGACAGAAGAACAAATAGATCGATGCGAACGTGGAAATGGCTATGAAGGACTTTCAAAACGTGAATTTGCAATTATAAAAATAATGGCAGGAATGGCTGCAGACCCAGACATAACAGCAGGAAGTGACTTAGTTTCCGAAATTGCTATTAATTGGGCTGATGTACTTTTTGAACGTTTGGAAAAGGAAAACAACAGTGACTGAAAACAGAGAAGCGTTTGAAGATGCAGCAGCACTCTTAGGGCTTAACTTGACAATGAGATGCCCAGAATCAGAGGACGGGGAGTATTTATACCCAGTAACGCAGGACGCTTGGAATATTTGGCAGGAAGCATGTGATTGGCAAGAAGCTCAGATACCAGATGTCAGTTCTGAAGTTACAGAACAATGGATTGATCTTATTAATCGAATTGTTCCAGACTTATCCCCTGAACCGGATCAAGATCTGTATTTAGCAGAATGGTGTATGTGGTCAGATCGTCAAAGAATAAGGCATGAGCTTGCCGTTGCAGTAGCTTGTACTCCTAAGTCACAACAACCAAGCGCTGTGGTGCCGGAGTGGTTTAACCCACACAGCAACCCGCCGGCGCACTATCAACCCGTTGTAGGCTACCACCCGGAATGGATTGACAGTAGCAACCACGCAGGCGTACGTGAGTGCTTCACTACCGGCTATGGCGATGTTTGGTTAAATTCGGCATGGCTAGAGGGCGCTGATAGTTACCAAACGGGGAAGATGGTACCGCTACTTTGGACCCACATGCCAGCCCCACCAAAGCAGGAGGTAATTGGCGATGAGTGACTTTAAAAGAGAGGCAAGGTACTACGTAATAAAGCAGAAGAACCTGACCGAAGACCAGGACACAGCGCTTTGCGATCTACTGTCAACCTATCAAGTAGCGTGCACGGACTGTGTGGTGGTAGAGAAAGACTGGCTAAATTATGAGCACACGTGGAAAACAATCCAGGATGTTGTGTCGGGAAAATTCTGCGATCCGTATGAAGAAATTGACAGGCTCCAGGCGCGAGTGGCTGAACTTAAGGCCAGCGCCGTGGTGCCGGTAGCTCATATCAAATGGTCAAATCACAAGCAGTCAAATGATGAAATCCAGTATGACCATGTTATTGGAGAAACTCCGTTTGGTCAATTTCAGATTACCTGGAAGGGTTGGAAAGAAGATTCCTGTCCAACAGTAGATGATACACCCTGGGGTGGATTTTTAAATGCTTACTCTAACGTTGAAGAAGCCAAAAAAGCTTGCCAAACCGAGTACCAAAACCGCATAGAGAAATTGTTACAGTAGGAGCAAGAATCATGAAAAAGCTATACGCAGAACGCGACATTATTGAGCAGGGAAACTTTTACTCAGAACATGTTCACGCAATGACAGAAGAGGACTTGCGCTCAAAATCAGACATTGCCGCCGAGTTGGCGCATCGTGACATTCATATTGATAAGCTTCAAGAAGAACTTAACTTTTTACGTAACTGGGCAGGAGTTAAGTGTTCAGATGATTTGTTGGAAAAGCAGAGTTTAACATCGAGACTAGCTGCAGCCGAATCACAAATTCCAGAAATTTTATATGATGGACACAAGGTTTTTTCAGAGGTTCAGCGTGTACGTGGATTGCAGGGTTTAGTGAAATTGAAAAGTACGGTTGTGGTTTCTGACACTTTGGATGCAATTGTTAGACTTTTGAAAAAAAAAAA